GAAGCTGCGCGAGAGGAACGAGGCGCTGGACTGCGCGGTGCTGGCGCGTGCGGCGCTCTGGCTGCTTGGTGCCGATCGCTACGGCGAGCGGTTCTGGCAGCAGCTGCGCGAGCAGGTCGCCAACGCGCCGCTGCAACCGAGCGAGCTTCCCACCGGCGGGAATGTCGCTCTCCCGTCGCTATCACCCGCCAAGCCAGACACTCATCGCCCGCGCGGCTGGCTCGCGCCGCGCTCGGGCTGGCTGCGCTGACAGGAGGACGCGCATGGACCCGACCGTCCTCGCCTGGGCGCTGGCGCAGCCTCCTGGCAGTCGCGCAGCCGCCCTGGCCGCGGCGTACACGGGCGGCACCACGCGCGTGACCTTCGAGGGACGCACCGTGGAATACCGCAGCCTCGACGAGCTCGGCCGGGCGCTGGTCGTGCTGCGCGGTGCGGAGATGACGGCGGCGCGTCGCCCGTCCGTGACGCTGGCCAGCTTCTCGCGCGAGGGAAGCACGTGATCGACTGGATGACGCGTCGCGTGCGCGACGCCTGGAACGCGCTTCGCGGCTACGCTGCGGCACAGGACCATCGCGCCTCCGCCTGGGCGCCGTCCGGCGGCAGCGCCACGAGCGAGGTCGGCATGGCCGCGGCGACGGTGGCGCGCCGTGCGCGCGACGCCGTGCGCAACGATCCTTATGCCAGCCGTATCGTCGATCTCTGGACCGGCAATGCGGTCGGCGCGGGCATCACCACCCGCTGGCCGGATCAGCGTCATGCCGATGCCTGGCGCCGCTGGGCCGAGAGCACCGCCTGCGACGCCGAGGGGCGGCTCGACCTCTACGGCTTGCAGGCGCTGGTCATGCGCGCCGTCGTCGAGAGCGGCGAGTGCTTCGTCCGCTTCCTGATGACCGAGCCGTCGCCCACCAACCCGATCGGCCTGCGGCTCCAGGTGCTGGAGAGCGACCACCTCGACACGGCGCGGAATGGCATGGTGGAAGGCGCTGCCACGATCCAGGGCATCGCCCTCGGCGAGGCCGGCGAGCCGATTGGCTACTGGCTGCATCGCGTGCATCCGGGCGCGGCGTGGATCATGCCCGGCGCGACCTGGCAGAGCAGCCAGCGCATCCCGGCCAGCGAGGTGCTGCACATCTACCGCAAGCGCCGCCCTGGCCAGCTGCGCGACGTCTCCTGGCTCGCGCCCATCCTCCTTCGGCTGCGCGACCTTGGCGACTACGAGGCCGCGCTCCTGATGAAGGCCAAGATCGAGGCCTGCCTCGCCGCGGTGGTCTCCGAGGAGGGCGACGAGGCTCTCACCGGCGCCGCCGCCGGCCTATTGCGCGACGCCCAGGGCCGCACGGTCGAGAGCTTCGAGCCGGGAATGATCCTCTACCGTCGCGGCATGGGCTCGGTGGAGGTCGTGAACCCCTCCGGTGGTGGTTCGCACGCCGCCTTCGCCCGCCGCGCGCTGGAAGCCGCCGCCGTCGGCGCCGGCCTCACCTACGACCAGGTCTCGGGCGACCTGACGCAGGCGAACTACTCCTCGCTCCGGGCCGGCAAGATCGAGTTCCGCCGCCTCTGCGAGCAGGTCCAATACGGCATGCTCATCCCGATGCTGGTGCGGCCGGTCGCCGACCGCTTCCATGCCCAGGGCGCGCTGCTTGGCCTGTGGGGCGCCGAGATGCCGGACGGCGTCAGCCACGTCCCACCGGCGCACGAGATGATCGACCCGCTGAAGGACACCACCGCCCTCATCGCCCAGGTGCGCGCCGGCTTCGTGCCGCAGCCCGAGGCGGCCGGCGCCTTCGGCTACGATTTTCGGGGCGCGGTGGAGATGATCCGCGAGGCCAACGCGCTGCTCGACGAGGCGGGCATCTCGCTCGACACCGACCCACGCCGCGTCGCGAAGTCCGGCAGCGCGCAGGACGCGGCGCAGATGGCCGCTGTCGAGATCGCCGCGACGGGCGCTGCGGCACCGCCGCGCGAGCAACCAGCACAAGGCTGACCATGACCGAACCGACCGAACCGGGCGGCAGCGATGCCGCGCCGGCGCCTGATGCTGCGCCCGTCGCGGGGGACGTTCCACTGGTCGCGCATCGCGCCATCACCGCCCCCGCCACCGTCGACCGCGCTGCCCGCACCGTCGAGGTGGTGTGGAGCACCGGCGCCCGCGCGCGGAACTTCGTCCCCGCCCTCGGCCTCATCACCGAGGAGCTGGAGATGTCGCCGAATGCGGTGCGCATGGACGCACTGCGCTCCGGCCACGCCCCGGTGCTGAACACCCATCGCAGCATGGACGCCCGCGACGTGCTCGGCCGCGTCACCGCCGCACGCATCGAGCGCGGCCGCGGCTATGCCACGCTGCAATTCTCCTCGGCCGCCGACGTCGAGCCGGTCTGGCAGCGCATCGCCGACGGCACGCTCCGCGCCGTCAGCGTCGGCTATCGCGTCCATCGCTACGAGCCGCGGCCCGACGCCGCCACCGGCACCACCATCCACCGCGCGGTGGATTGGGAGCCCTTCGAGATCTCCATCGTGCCGATCCCGGTCGATCGCGATGCCGCCGTGCGAGGCGAGGCGCGGCAGGGCGCGCCCGCCATCGCTGTCGAACCCACCCTGCCAGAGGAACCCAGCATGCCCGAGACGACGCCGGAAACCCCGGCCACCGGTGCGCCGAACCCGGCGTCGCCGCCCACCACTCCGATCGAGGAACCGCCCGTGACCGCCACGCCGCCGGACGCCAACCGCGCCGCCACGCCAGACCCGGCTGTCGAGGCGATCCGCGCCGAGCGCAGCCGCATCGCCGGCATCGACATCGCCATCGAGGCCGCCCGCGCCCTCCTGCCCGCCGACCGCGTGGCGACCCTGCGCGCCGAGGCCGTCGAGCGCGGCTGGTCCCCCGACGACACCCGACGTGCGCTGTTCGACACCCTCGTCCGCCACGCGCCGCGGCCCTCCGTGCCTGCGAATCCCTCCGCGCATGGTGGCCCGCCTCGGACCGAGATCCTCGACGCGATGGCCGAGGCCATCGCCGCCCGCGCCATGCCCGGCTACCAGCCGCAGGGGAACGGCCGCCACGCCGAGTTCCTGGGCTGGCGCCCCTCCGACATGGTCCGCGAACTCCTGTCGTTGGACGGGCAGGCGCAGGTCCCGCGCGACCCCGTCCGCCTCGCCGAGCGCGCCTTCCACACCACCTCCGACTTCCCGGCCCTGCTCTCCGCCGCGGCGAACAAGATGCTGCTCGCCGCCTACCAGCCGGCCGCACCCACCTATCGCCAGATCTTCCTCCGCCGGGATTTTCGGGACTTCAAGCCGCACCGGCACCTGCGCATCGGCGACTTCCCCGTCCTCCAGCCGCTCGCCGAGAATGGCGAGATCCAGGCCGGAACCATGTCCGAGAGCCAGGAGATCGTCCTGCTCCAGACCTTCGCCCGCCGCATCCGCGTCACGCGGCAGATGCTGGTCAACGACGACCTCGGCGCCTTCACCGACTTCGCCGCCATGATCGGCCGCCGCGTCGCCGACTTCGAGAACGCGACGGCCTACGCCCTGGTCAACCTCGCGAACGGCGACGGGCCGACGCTGCTCACCGGCAACGCGCCGGTCTTCGCGACAGGGGCCGCGCGCGCCAACAAGGCGGCGGCGGGCACCGCGCTGGATGATGCGAACATCGCCAAGGGCCGCGAGGCCATCATGAAGCAGCGCACCCTCGACGGCCTGCCCATCGCCCTCGGCCGCAGCATGCGCGTCCTGGTGGGGCCGGCGCTGGAACTGCCGGCGCTGAAGCTCACCGCCGCCATCGCCCCCGCGGCGTCCGCCAACGTGAACCCCTATGTCGGGCTGCTGCAGCCGGTGGTGGAGCCGCTGATCCCGGCGAACCGCTGGTATCTCTTCGCGGAGCCGCCGACCACGCCGGTCTATGTCTACGGCTATCTCAACGGCGTCGAGGGGCCGCAGGTCACCACCGGGCCCGTGTCGGGCGTCGATGGCATCGAGGTCAGCGTGATCTTCGACTTCGGCGTCGGCGCCATCGACTGGCGCGGCGCCTGGTTCAACCCGGGCACCTGACCGCTCTATGCCCGCATCAGGAAGGGCCGCAGCATGTGCTGCTGCGGCCCTCTGCACGGGCGTCCTGGATCGGCGGGCATGGCACGTCGCCGTAGGAACAGAAGACGCAACAGTCGCCAGGCTTCGGACGCAGCACAGTCCCGCAGCCCTTGCAGTCGTAAAACCACTGGCACGCGTCCGTTGGCATCGCCTCTTGCTGGCGATGCCCGCACTCTGGGCAGGTAATCGTTGAGACCAAGGTTGCGGCCATCACGTTCAGCCCGCAGCCAGAGTGAGGCCCGCCAGCCCGCCACCGAGCATGACGATGGCAATAAGCGGCAGCCGAAAGCCGGCTCTGGCACACACGCCCTCAGCGCAATCCGGCGTACTGAGCGCCCGGGCCACAAACGGGGCGACGGCCAGAGCCGCTGCTCCGCCCCACAACAGCACTCTCTGCCACGGTCCGGCGATCACAG